TGTACTTCATCAGATAAGAAATATTTCTCCAGAACACTGCTATCTGTTTCTAATAAATCCTTTAATCTGATTCCTGTATCAAAAGGCTGTGGAAATTCAAAAGACTTGGTATCAATATCCTTACGAATAGAGATACAGAAGATTCTATTTCGATTCTGTGGAATACCTGTATTCTTTGCATTGATTGTCTGATAATATGAGTTATATCCCAAGTTATCAAGTCGAATCAGCCAATCCTTAAAACTGTCAATATACTTCTTTGATACAAGAGCATCTACATTCTCCATAAGCAAATACTTTGGTAATGTATTATTTGCTTTTACAAGAAGTCTCTCAACCTCATATAATAAACCTGAACGAGTTGATTTAATATTGTGACTACCACAATTAGGGCAGGTATAACGAGTATCTACGTCTAATTCAGATGGATCATATTCACAACCACAATCATGACATGTCCACTTTAATCCTTCTTGCTTACCAGCGATTGATAAATCTGTACATGGAGTCGAGTATGTAAGTAAATCACTATATGGCAGTGACTCAATCTGCATCATATCGCCAAGATTATGTGAAATATGGTCTGCTAACCAATATTTCTCAATACCTTTTGTTTTGTCCTTCTTTCGTGAAAGTTTCTCCCAATCATACGGAACATCTTTCTTAAAATCATATCCAAGTCTCTTATCTGTAAGCTGTTTCACCATTTCTTCTTTACTTGGATAGTCTTCATAATTTTCAATCATCTCGTTAGTTAATCCACAATGAATTGCAGCATAACTAACTACTACTTCTTTGTCTAAATCTGCTGTTGCAATCATATTTGCATTGAAGAGATGAGTATTATCAATTCCCTTCATCTGCGCACCAATACCACTGCAAAGCTCAATTACACTTAACTCACAATAATTATTTTTTTCTTTATTCTCTGTCAAAATCCTTTAATCTACAGAGATTGCGCAATCATTTTTACCTAGGAGTTACTGTTAAATCCTTTCATTTTTAATATTATTTTGTTATAAAATCAATCGAAAATAGACACGTCTGCCTAATCGAATGAAAAAAATATTTCTTGTTACTTTTTTGGAAAATTTGGCTGATCAGCCTTTGAATAGAATTGCTTCTATATTAGATTATTCTCTGTTTATTAATGCTTATCCTCTTTGAATAAATCACCATATGACTTACTTGGCGTTATAATCAAATTCATGTACTCTACATTACCACCATTTAATTCTTTCTGAATAATATGATACATTAATGTTTCTTTGTCTATTCTATCTTTGTCTAACAGAAGACTAATTGTGAAACTATTCTGTTTTATAATGATCACCTCACTTATTCTCTGTATGGTTCAGGTAATGGCATCCAAGCTCTCATACCACCAGTAATTCTTCCCCAATACCATGTGCCATCATAATTTTGTCTTTGCACTTTTGTTACCATTCCTCTATCGGTAGTTACAAGTACATTAATTACTTTCTTATTTTCATATCTTTTATCGTCTTCTGGCATTTGTCCTTCGGCACATTTAATCCATTCCAATTATTCTCTAACCTCGCTTAATAATAATCCTCTCCAACTCTTACTGTTTTACATTTTGGACAAGCATACAAAAATTCTTTGTATTTTCTTGTATGCCAACTTTCATATTCTTTTCGCTCATATTCAACATTAAATGGTCTTTCTTCTAATGCTGAACTAATTTTCTTGAATGGTTCATCACCAAATTGCTTGTACTCATATCCACAGCAAGCACATTTCATCTTTTTACCTCACTATTCGTAATCATATCCAAAAACAACAATTCATCTTTCTTCAATGTAATATCATAATCTTTCCACTTTTCCATAAGTTCTCTCGTATCAAATCTATGCGGAACAATGATTGTATAACCATGAGGAGTCTTGTATATTTCAATGTATCTTGCTGGAATATACGAACAACTATGAACATCCCAACAAAAATTCATTGCAAGCTTCTCATCATCCACATCAAAATCAAACAGCCACTTGCTCTCATCACGATTTTGTACCTGCTGTGCAACAGATGCCAATGTGCGATTAAGCTGTGTCATACTTGGCTTGTCTCTCAGCAGACGAATAATAAATTCTTCCCTGATTTTCTCTTCGTTCCTAGAATTAACTGATCTATATAATCTTGTCTGTTCACCAGGAACTCCTTTAGTTGCAAAACTTTTAAATTCTTCAATTATTTTGTCTTCATTCTCTTTATATTCAAGAATTGTCTTATCTCGTTGCTTAAAATTTGGAATATCCTTATTATCCTTGTTACGAGAACGCATTAGATATACATATAAGTTTGACATTGTATTTATTCTCCTTACTTATTTAAAACAATCAAAATGTTACTCAGATATAAAGCGTAGAATACTAAATAGCCACCACCTGCCAAGAATAATAATTTGAACACAAAGTTGACAACATTCTTTTTCGTCCATGTTATCCCAACAATAAGGTTAAAAATTCCCATAATTAATAAAATAATGTTTAAAATATTCATATTTCACCTCCAAAATTCCTGAAGAAATGTGCGATTCTTGTGCTTTAAATACATCCACCGCAGCATCCGTATGTAACATTGTCATTAAATACTTCGTCAATTTCATTTGCATATTGTCTAAACTGTTCTGGGATCTCATCTATATTGATAATCCATTCACCATCTGTTACATCGGCTTCCCAATCACCTGTGAATCCACAAGTGCCACCACTTGACCAAAATTCAGGAAATTTCCCTTTATTTCCAAAACTATACTTAGTTCCGTCAATTTCAAGAATAAGCGTTCCCATACACAAACATGGATATTTCCCATCATATGAAATAAATTTTACATGATTATTATCATTATTTCGATTTACTAACATACTATCTCCTTTCTAAATTTCCAATGAATCGAAGTTTTACTTGGCTTTATCTTCCATTTCCATAATCTAAATCATCAGTAATAACATATGTTCCGTCTCTATTTTCTTTGATAATTTTGTATTGTTCGTTAAATTCCAATAAACTACATTCATTAGAAATTTTTACAGTGTATTTATAATAGCCTGTTGGCTTATCAAACAATCCTAAAGATAAAATCGTTATAATTATAATTCCATATATTATTCCAGATATTATTTCAAACTTAAATGCCAACTTCCAATTGCCCGTCTTATTTCCAATATGAAATGTTATTGGTAAAATTATAAACATTGATAATACCAATAAGATAGTTGGTATAATTCTAAGTGTTGTCATTGCTTCTTGCGATATGATTTGTATACCATTCATAAATTATTTTCTCCTCACTTTCCAAAGAAATCGAACTTTCTTGTTATTCAAATTTCTTATTAACCCAATGTCCTGTTGGATTAATTCTGTATTCTTCAACCAAATTTACTTTTTCCAACCATGCACAATCGCCATTCTCACATCTAATTGGCAACCATGCAAATACAGTAGAATATCTTAAATCTCCATGATAAGGTTTTCTTTGTACTACTTGTTTCCATCTCATAGTTTTTCACCTCACAATCCAAAGAAAAGCACACACTCCTATAATCTCCTAATCGTTTCACAAGCGACCAATATTTCAAGTTCATCATCACAGTAAATACATCCATCAATTGCTCCAAATTGATTAAGAATATCCCAATCGAAGTATCCATGATAATCGCACATTGCAACAGAATAGTTCTTATTCGACTTAAATTCTTTTATGTGTTCTCCGTTTGGCTTATATGTATCAACACCATTATTTTCTACAATAGAAGCAACCCATCCATTCGGAAATACAATGCTTCTTTCTCGTGTCTGACGATGCTCTCCATAATCATTTACTACTTCTTTTAATCCATATTTTTCTGAATATTTTTTTAACATTTCCATCTGTAAAACTCCTAATTTTCCAAAGAAAGAGAATTTACTCTCCTACTAAAATCCATAATCTTCTTTTCTTACTAACTTTCAAGTTATCTATAAAATCAACATTATCTAAACTTACCATAAGATTAGGTTTATTTCGTCTAATCTCACTGATTGACGGATAAATGCCTAATTCCACAAGAATTCTAGGAAGAAATCTTTCACTGGTATAATAAGTCTTTTCCTGCTCAATTCTTAACCAATCATTTTCATCTAATGCAAACATCTGTTGTGGTTCTGTTATCGACTTCCCTATTACAATGTTCTCTATGTATTTCATTTTATAAACTCCTTTCTTTCTTTTATGTTTTTTAATGGATCATATCTGACTCGAACAGATGACCGACCGGTTATGAACCGTGTGCTCTAGCCAACTGAGCTAATGATCCCAAAATAAATATTAAGTATATGATTTCCACCATTTCAGATGTCCGTATTTCAGATTAGATTATATATCCTTATGACGGTAGGACAGTCGGTTGCTAATATTTCAATTAGACCTATTCCCAATGTGGGTTTCATTCGGTTTTCCCGACTCTTTTCCCATCTTATGCTCTTCTTTCAGAGTTCCCATATTTCCTTTATGTCTCTCATAAAGTGCTACTTGTAGTCAGTCAAAACCCTTTCGCAACTTAATATTTATCTATACCTTAATTATTAAGGTAACTAGACTGGTGGGATTCGAACCCACGAATGACAGAATCAAAATCTGTTGTGTTGACCGCTTCACCACAGCCCATTAATTAGTTGGGTGTGGAATTTCACCACACCTATATATTCTCTAATTACTTATCAGTTACAACTGTATTATTTGTTCCTGAAATTGTAACCCAACCGAACTTATTTCTTGCTTCAGCTTCCTTCATTCTAATGAGTTCATCGGTGATAGAAGAGCTTAACTTATTGTTCGCTTCTGCCTGTGCTTCAGCTTCAATCAACTGTGCATCAGCTTTAGCCTGCGCTTCTGCCTTAGTTACTTCTGCATCTGCCTTTGCCTTATTAATAGCTGTCTGATTGTTAATTTCCTGAGTTTCAGCAGCCTGCTGTGCGGTAATCTTAGCATTAATCGCTTCCTGTGTCTTTTCATCTACAGAAATATTAATCAATGATACATTGCTAATTGCAATTCCATAAGGTTCAAACTTCTTATTAAGATAGTCTGTTAATGTCGTATTTACGTTTGCTCTCTCAGAACCAAGAATGTCTGATACCTTATAATTTGCAACAACTTCCTTAGTCCAGCTAATAATGTTTGGTTTGATGAAACTATCTCTTACTTCCTTACCAGACTGACCTCTGAATCTTGTAAATAAATCAGCTACCTTATCGGGACTATACTGATATGTAAATGTAAGATCTATTTGCATAGCCTTACCTTCGGATGAACTTGCTGAAAAGCTGTCATCATCTTTAGAGTCTCCGTCCCTACCAGATGTTAAATAGCTCTGTTCAAGACTTACTGAATATAATGTTGTCTTAACAGTTGGCGACTTTAAATGCCAACCCTGTGTGAGAATATCACCCTTTACTCCACCCGACATATTGTACTGTACAGCGATATAACCGGCTGGCACTCTAATTGTTGACATTGCTAAAAGAATCACTACAATCACCATTACAATTGCTGTAACAACTCCACCTACTATTTTTTTCATAACTCCTTTGTCTCCTTTTCTGATTTGTTATTTTCTTTTATTTCATCTGTCGAGAAAACCTCATTCATTTTATTGGTTACAGAATTACCAATTTTATTGAATAAAGGCGACAGTAGAAACCACAAAATTATTAATCCCAAAATAATTAATATAGAAAATACTGGCATTTAATTATTCTCCCTTTTCGTATTATATTTTTCTTGTTCTCTCATTAATTTAATACAAAGCTCAACCAATCGTTCTTTTGAATATGCATGTAGTTGTTCTCTTAATTCCTGAATTTGTAAATTTTCATTCATTCTACTTATTCTCCTTTAAAATTCTGTATCTCCATTACACATTTTTATTTTTCTCAATCTCCTTTCTCAATTTCACTAATATTTGTGCTATTTATTGTTTTTTCATAGCCCTGTAACAACATTCTCTCCTATTACAACTTTTACTTATACACATTGTAACATCAGACATGGTTTACATTCTCCTTCTTCTTGTTTTCTGTAAATTTTAAGAAATTATCCAAATCTCTCTTCATATATTTGTAATTAACAATTTGCGAAGGGGCAAATTCCCTTTTGTTTCTTTGATATCTCTCCAACCATTCCGCAAATTCTTCATCTTTGTCTAAGCGATAAGCGTATGCAGTTAATGCAATAAGTGCTGCTGTACAATTCTGATATAAAGTAGAATCAATTCGAACATAAGCATCAACAAACTCCTGATACTCTTCGATATCTTCTATCTCTATATCATCACCGACAGTTGTTTTAACAAAATCTAATACATCAGGACTACCCGTATTCTGTTCCAACATACCTTCATTTGCTACTTCATTGTTCTCTGTTTTAATTAAAACATTTTCATCTTCTACCTCAGAAGATTCTTCGTCCGTTTCAGAATGAGATTCTTCCTTATTATATGTAGTTTCGTTTTTATCTTCTGTTGCATCTGTTATATGTAAATATTCCTTCATAAGCTGTTCAATCATATCTAACTTAGCATTAACAACCTTCTTATCCTTAGTTCCTTTATTATCATCATAGGTATCAAAACTTTCATTTTCATATTCTGCAAAAGTCTTACTATGTAATGTTCTCTGAAATTCTTCAAGAAAATCAGCAAATCTTATGTCTTCAATTCCAAACTCAGTGAATTTATGAAAAGCTGCAAACCATATGAATGAATTTTTTGCATTAAATAATTGCCCTACTGTATCTTGGTCTATTATTTTATATAATCTATTTAGTTCGCTTTCAAATATTTCAAACTCATCATTTGAAGCATTATCATTAAGGTACAAACTTATCTGTTTTGCTGCTTTTTTCCAGTTGCCAAGATGAAACATTGTCATAATAGACTCACATACAATCCTATTAAAAACTTCCTTTGTATCTTCTTTTGGGTTATAATTTCCGCAATCTTTAAAAAAACGATTATTTGTAAGTTTTTTAATCTCAGGTGCTATCTTCCAAGCTGAAAGAATATTTTTCTGATTTACATTCATACTTGTCTGTCTATTATATCTAGCAATGTGATAAGCTATTTCTTCATCTGTACAGTCAAGATGTTTAACTATATCAACAGCATAACTATCGAATTTTTCCTTTAATTCATCTGGTAAATCTTTGTACTTTTTACCTCTAAGATCATATTTGATAACTCCAACTTTTCCATTCTCATCAACTCCCTGATAGTACATAATTGGCATTTCAAGACTCTTCTTAATTTCAAAAGCGTTATTCTTAAATGATTCAAGAACAGTTAATCTCTGCAATCCATCAATAAGCTCTGTTGAGCTTACAATCTGTTCGCATATCTTAATAGAATCAATATCTTCACCTTTAATTATAGTGGCAGCAAGCCCTGACTTTGCCTCATCTGTCCATTGATCAGGCTTTCTCTGCAAAGGATGATTCTTATTAATCTGACCTCTTTTAAACTGGTTAAGTAATGTTCCTAACATCATCTGATCTTTTTTTACTTTGTCTCTTCCTACCATTGTCATAGCTTGTTTCCTCCTAATTAAAATAAAATTGATATGTATTCATACTTTCTTAATCCTGACAAACAATCATTATATTCGTTTGCGGTTATATGTAATATTTCTAATATCTCGTCTTTCGTATACTGCTGAGATAACAATCTCGCTACCCTTTCCTGTTTTCGTGGCAATTGTTGCAAATATAATTCAACCTTATCAGTATATTCTTCTGTAAATATCTCTTTCTCTACATTCTCTCTTGAAGATAAATTATCTTTAATATTTTTTACCTCATCTGTATTCATATCTAATGAGACATTCATGACAATTTGAGGATTACCCTTTTCATCAAGAATTAATTTCCCATTTTCGTCTTTTAAGAGATTATTACGCTTTAATCTATATTTATTATCTCGCATCCATGTGCTTGTCTTCCTCATGATATTTCCTACAAGAAATGTTTCTAAACGAGCTTTTTCATTATTGTATGTAATTAATGTTTCTATAAGACAATCAACCGCCACATCATATAGTTCATCATAATCACTTCTATCAAACTTCCCGTACCAAACTTTATGACATATTTTTTTGAGTTTTCTCATATCATTTTCCATATACGAATTAACAACAGCCATCATCTCAGGATTACTATTAATAATCCTCATCATCTCTTTATTAATCATTTCATCTACCTACCTTTCGCAACTCCTTATTTATGTATTCTCCAAAAGTCAGTTCAGAATTCATAATTTTAATATGTTTAGTTTCTCTTTTACATTTTGGACACTTACAATATCTATCATGTCGATTTCTTTCTCCTGGTTGAAAACTCATAGTCTCTACCATGGGAATCAAACATTTTTTACATACCATCATTTTCATCCACCTCCGTATCTGTAATCCTATATGTGTATTTTCTATGTAACAAACCGTCAACAGCTTTTTGAATTCTATTTTTATGTAATTTCGAAGGGCTAATATCATCTAATACATCAGATATAATCATAAGTTCGTCTTTTAATTTACGTCTCTCCCTACGATTGTTCCGAATTTTTGCGTATATTAAATAACCTTTGTACATATTTAAATCTGGCTCTAATTCTGCCTCATGTACAATGTCTATTAATTCTTCATCGGAACTATTTATTTGCGCTGCTAAAATTTCACCACATGTACCAAATTTATTAATCCATCGACTCACCTCTTCTGGAATTTCATAAACTTTATTTTCCTTTACTTTAGGCGGGATGTCAGGTATAGCTTCTATATGAAAACTGTATCTTTTTAATGTTTTAGGTAACGAATTTAATATATTCTTTGCTTTGTGTTCACTAAAAACTCCTTTTAAATTTTCCGAACAAGTTTCTGTCCTTCCATTTCTTACACGAATGTAAACTTTGTTATTATTTTTAATAACATAGTCCAAAATGACCACTCCTTTCTAATTTGAGGGCGCACTTTAATAAGCCTTAGAATATTGACTAAAGCATATGAAATGCATATTTAATTTTAATTGTTAAGTTTGGAAAAATAATACTGAAACGCAATTGACTTAATTATAAATATGTAATATAATTTAATTGCGATTCATATTATTTAGCTAATATGTAATTGTGTTCTTTGAACAGAGTAAGTAGAAAGGTGTTCCCGCACCATTTGAATCGCTTGCTCTGTTCTTTTCATTATAATACTCCGAACATTCGTTCTTGTCAATATGAAATCGAACAAATATTCGCATAACATTTCATAATAAAATATCATGCATAATTCCTCTTCTAATGATATTCTTTATATTCTGTTCTGTATTAAAAAGCTGCATGTGTGGAATATATTCATCTTCATTCATAATAATTGTCTTTGACTTCTTTACTAATAGACAACCATCATCAGGTGTTGCAATTTTCTTTGAAGAAGTATTATTATCAAAATCCATTGTAAGTATTACTACATTCTTAGGATTTTTTCCTTCAGCCTTTAACTTCTGTAATCTTTCTATAGCTTCATCAATTGTTGAATAATCATAAGTTTCTGTCTTCATATTATTCTCTCCTCTCCGTTACATCACACCCAAACTTACTTTCACTGCTTCCATAACACGAATTGTATCTTCATTAGATAATTTACCAATTTTAAATTTCAATCTGTCTTTATCAATTGTCGAAATTTGTTCAAGAGCTACAACTGAATCAAATTTTAATCCGTTGATTTCATCTTTATGTAACTCAACATGTGTCGGTAATTCTCTCTTAGACTTCGTAGTTATAATCGCAATAATTGTGGTA